GGCCCGTGTACTGAACCGGGACCGGAAAACCCTGTCCGGGGGCGTTACCGCGCTGCGCGTAGGCCAAAGCCTCGGCGGGATACTCGAAATAGCCCATCGAAGTCATTCTCTGGGCGTCGAGGGCCTGCGCCATGTTCTTGTCGGCCACCATCTGGGCCGATTTCAGGAGCGCAACGTCCGAAAAGCCCCAAAACTTGCCCGGAACGTAGTAGTGGACGTACTCGGCAAACGGGAAAACGGTGTCCAAAGCGTAAGGATTCTCCCCGTCGTAGAGCAAAACCTCTCCCGCGTAGACGATGAGCCGCCCAAACGGGTACTGACGAGTGAAAACCTGGTTTTGGGTCACGTCGGAGGGAAGTTGGGTCTGCGCCATGTTCTCGGAGCCGCAATTAGGGCACGGGCTTGTTTGCGACATGGACCCGCAGTCCTGGCACTCGGCAACGTCCGTCTTGTTCGGGTTCACAACAAGCTCGGTGTCCTCAGAAACCGAGTCGTCCTTGATCCAAACGAAGGTTACGGTGGCCTTTCGATCCTTGAGTTTGCCATCTCCGAGCGCGATTTCCTGCCCGGGGGCGTAAATGATCTCGTCGTCGCTGCGGGCACGCTTGAACCCAGGCATGTTGATTGGCTGGGTCTTGTTTGCGTGAACCTTGTCACCCTTCTCGGGGAAAATGTCCTTGATAACCGATAGGTCGAGGTCTGGCTCCCAGACAACGTATCGGGAGTTGTGAATAGAGTCAGCGGAGGGGTCGGGAAAGAAGTCTCTGGGGTCAACGCGGTCGAGCCGAATCTTGTGTTCTCCGGTGAACTTGTCTCGTTCAGTCCGGCACATCGTGATTCCCTTGCCGCACACAGCCCCGTCCCAAAATGCTGCCTCGGCCAGGTCGTCCCATCGAAGTCGATTCAACTCATGTTCGGTCACTTGACTGATTTTGGCTCTCAGTTCAAGGGGCACGGCATCAGACAAAGGTTCTACGTGGATGGACGGAGTGGCGTCTAGGACAACGGCGCGTTTGTGGTCAACGGTGCGGAAAAGCCAGTTTCTAACAGTCTTGGCCTTCCAAGCGTCGGGGGCCATTTGCGTGTACGTGCGTGGTGTGGGCCAATGGTTAACGCCGAGCAGATAGTCTCGGTCGTTCTCGTAGTTGGCCGTGTATTTATTCGCAGGCCCGCGAGCCGTCTCGGCAAGCGCCTTGGCGATCTTGTAGCCTTCCTGCTCTGTGTCGTTAACAGGCTCGTCTAAGCCGACTCACCCCTCTCTAGTCCGGGTTTCAAACGCCCATCCACTCATGTTCTGCATGAGGAGACGCATAGGTCACCTTGTCGTACGGAATCTTCTTCGGAGGCGGATTCTCAGCGTTGACCGTGAGAGCAATACCAGTCGCAATCACGTGGTCGTCGTGGCATCCGTCAAGATGGTCGGGCCGGTTCTCTTCGTCTACGGAAATCATCGATAGCTCGTCACACAAGAGGGAGGAAGGGGTGAACTTCCCCTCTCGGAGAGCTTGCGCGATGGAGTCGAAAATCCGGCCCCTAGTTCCAACCGTGGTTCTCCAGCCCCAATTATCCATGTAGACGTTTCTTACCTTGTTCCACTCCTGGTACATATAGATATTGGGGTAGGCGAAGTTCTTCAGGACCGAGATGCAGGTTCCTCCGTGTTCCCCGTTGGTTTCTGGTACAACGAGTGCATAGTTGTAGTAGGAGGCAAGGGGCACCAAATGCTCTCGGGCGAATTGTTCCGGATCGTGAGTGTTAGAGCGCCAGACCGCGACTTCAGCCAGATCACGTCGATCCCAGACGGTAGCGACGGTGTAATCGCGTCCTCCCCCACCCCCAACGTCAACCCCAACGATATAGTCTCCCCCGGACCTAGGAGGACGGAATTGGGCCACGTTCCCTGCATCGTCGGTGGTGAAGGAATACCCGGAAATCGCATTCTTCTTTACCGACCCGTAGACCGGCTTGTCCGACCTTTGGCGGGCTTCTTCGATTTGCTTGGGCGAGAAGTACGGCCTCCCTGAGACTTGACCCCAGCGTCCGTAGACACGGGCTTCCCTTTCCCACTCCGTGTACCCGGCTTTGATCGTTTCGATTTCGTCATCTGAAAGAAATCCTCCAAGGGATGTCGAACAGTCATCCAACTGGAAAGAGAATGTACTGATACTCGGGTAGCGCCGGGTCTGCTCATTCCACAAATCCCGGTAGGCCCACGACAACCCCTGAAGAGGGGTGAAGGTCATAAATATCTTCAGTGGCCAGCCCGGTTTCCGTCGAGCATAGACTTCCGAGAAGATTTCCGACCCCGCTAGGCCCTTCGGCTCCTCGTCGAACCAAGCGGCCATGATCCCTGCGCCCTGAAACTTCTCTCTTCCCGCATCGGCAGACTTGAAGTGAATCTCCGACTTGTTCGGAAGGGTGACGATATTCTCCTGCTTGTAGAACTTGTAGCCCGGTGGCAAGAGAGACATCACCTTCTCCCTCATCACATGGCCAAGATTTCCATAGTCGAGTGAAATAGCCCATACAATGTTCGGTACCTCGTACTTCTCCTTGCGAATTGGGTTGTAGCCGGTTGCGAAGCACAAGAGTTCGTATGAACCCGCTGTCGTCTTGCCGCCACGGTTCGGCCCGGCCAACACACGGATCAAGTCCTTCGAGTCGTGGAACTTCTTCACGGCTGGGATACAACGGTAGGCGAGCCAAGGGCGTTGCTTCGTCCTCCGTTCGTACTCTTGGAGTAGGGCTAGGTCATCATTCTGGCTTACGGAAACCGCGCTCCTTGGCAATCCTTTCGACGGCCTCAAGTACCTGGTCGTCGCTCATGTCCTGCCACACAGTCGGGTGAACGTTCGTCGTGTTGATCTCTACTCCAGGCCCCTTCTTCAAGTTACCAGCCAACTCCTCGATGGTCCGTGCAGCCTTCAGCCGAACGTCCGTCTTACCCTCAGGGTCCATCGCCAGAGCCTTGATAACAGGCCGAATCTCAACCACGTCGTAAAGAAGCTGCTGATCCAACTGCTCCCGAATCTTCCCCATGACCCGCTTGTCCGTCTTGGCCCTGCGAACCGTAGCCGCCGAGATACCAAGCAACTGAGCCACGGCCCCAGGATCGGGAAGCCCGCTAGCCTTCTTCTCGGCCTCCGACTTCCCGTACCACTCCGCGAGGGCGTCCTGCCTATCCTCGGTGAGACGGCCCCGCTCAACCCCAGACTCCCCAACTGGAAGTTTAGTAACCTTCACATTGCTTATGGCGAGCCACCTCCAAACCAGCACGAGTACTCAACTTGAGCCTCAGACTCGCGTCATGCTCGTACAACCAATAACAAACCTCACACAAGTCCACGGAAGCCTCGTAAGCCATGGAAGTACCATCCCTTACGACAGTCCCGTGTACCAAGCACTTGTTCAACGCCCTACCAACGTATGACTGATAATCCCAGGCGCACGCATGACAGAACGGGGCTACCCTACCCAAATGACTCGAACTCCGTCGTCAATCCACACTTAGGACACTCCCGACTAAGTTTAAGCCACTTAACTTTAGGCACCGGAGCAGCAAACTCCACCCTGCAATCTACGTTCTTCCACGAAGTAACACCGTCTCTACAGCACTCCAACGGCACTTCCCAGGCGCACGCATGACAGAACGGGGCTACCCTAGCCAACGGGGTCCCTCGGCCAATTCCACCAAATCAAAGCCCCAACAACCACAATCGCAGCAGCAATCAACACAGGATTCATAACTGTCCTCTCCAGGTCATAACCTGAGTAGCTCCGGTGAAGGCTATGGCAAGTCCAAACATCGGTATAGAAAAGAACAATCCTATGTGCGGTGCGATCAGCGAGATAAGGCCAAATTCAATTACACTTACACACAAAAAGATAAAAGACAGGAAAAGTCGCCCCAGCGTATAGCCCCACTCCAGGCTCACCTAGCCCACCCCTCTAGGTACGCCTGCTCGTCTTCCAACGTAACCTCGTCCCCAGTAGCCAACCCCAACTTAGACCGACGATCCGACAACTGCTTCTGCCACGCCTCGTCCGCCTTCTCCCTCCACTTCAACAGAAACTCCTTCAATTCCTCTTCCGTGGGCTTCTCAGATTCGCTAGAATCAACCCCAAGCTCGCCCCGACCAATATGTGCCAGTACACTCCGGACATCCTGCCGAATCGCCCCCAAACTCGCCTTGACCTCTTCCACAAGCCCCTCCAAATACACCAACTTGGCCCGGTCCGAAGCGTCAAGACTCACCCTGCTTGCCCCCCTTAACGATCCCCTCTATACTCTTACAATGATCCCTAGCACTGAAAAACGCCGCCTCAAAGTCCTTCCCCTTCGTCCCCAACGCATGCTCCCCAGCCATCCTATTCACCTGAGTCAATATAGACTCCAAGTGAAACAACAGCACGGTTTTATCCCTGTTTTCTACCACAGCCAACGCTTTTACCCCTGTTTCCTATAAAGAAGAGCCTCAACCACTAAACAGCCCACTACCCCGGATATCCCCCTCGGGGGGTCGCTGCCGCTCCCTCTACCCATATACCTAGGTAGTCTAGGCCTTCCAGGCCTGTAGGCTCGTCGCTCCAAGCGCCTCGCTACGCTGCTCGTTTCACACTCGCCGGAGAGGCAAAGACGATTCCTTAGAATGGTAGACTCTGCAACCCTACTCCTCAGTCGCAGCCCTTCGTCGTACTCCAGCCATTGTGTGACAATGGCCGTAGCCTGGAGGTCAGAGTCACTGGAGCCGCTACGCTCTTCCATAGGCTGGTCGTCCTTCCAGGTTGGCCTAGAGGCACGTTTGGTAGACGCACGCTCGCCGCTTCGCGGCTCACCAGTGCTCCTCTTTCGGTAACTGCGCGATACATATGTACCCGAAAAGGGCTTGAAATTGGGGTTTAGTGGTGCTATCCTCAATGGTAGCGCAGAGTTATATTTGCGCAGTCTTTGGTGAAGAGGTGGGGAATCAGGGAGGATATAACATTGGCCCGCAAGAGGTTAGACCATGAAAGTAATGAAGAGGTTAAGGTCACACTCAAGTTCACGGAAGACGAAAAAAAGTTGCTGCTTGGTGTTGCCGAGCGATTCCCCAGTTCTAGCGGCCCTAAGGGACCGTCAGTGGCGCAAGCTGTTGTCTACCTGGTACGGCTCGCCTTCCAATGTCTTTCGCACCACTACGAAGCCGAGCCGCTAGAGCCCAGGAAGATCGGCCCCAAAGCTCTGGCGAGCATGCTGGAGCGGGAGAACGCATCAGTCGTCAGCCTTAGGGGCCTACAGAAGCCCAGGATCAAAGATATTCGAGAGGACGGCACCTACACCTGGGACACTGACGAGAAGTACTAACCCCAAGGCCTCAAGTCTTTTCGATTGGGGCCATATTTTTGTCAAAAGGGGCTTGACACACAAAGCCACCCGTGCTATTCTATCAGTGTCAGGCAGTAGAGATGTGGACCTGAACCGGAGGGAATGAAAATGTACAACGCTTACGTTTGGCGCGATGGGCAAAGTGGATTCACGGTTTGGCTACACTCGGCCCTTACTGGTAGCAAGGTGGAGTGTTTGGGTCACTTCAATAGCAAGCGTTCCGCCGTCGCGTGTGTTAGGGCGTGGCGCAAGCGCAACTCCAAGTAACCGGCCGCAAGGCCCCGGAGGGAATGAAAATGGAAAGCCTGAAGCCTGGAACTCGCTGCGAGTGTCGGGACGATCAGCACCAGTACCACGGTGGATGGGGAGATCACCAGAAGGGGACCGTCCTATTGTGCCAAGCCCGCACCGTCCGAAAGGTGGCTATCCCCTTCAGCACGCACCCCAGCACGGGAACCGTAGAAGTCCCAATGTGCGCGGCTTGCGCCGAGTACCACGAGCGGGACAAGGCCGAACGCGAGACGGCGAGCGCGATCCATGCAATCCACGGGATGCCGGGCGAACCGGATCCGGATACCCATGCCGAGCATTACGCCAAGGCGGGAGTCTCTACCCCATGCACGGCGCATCACGTCAACTTTGGCGGGGGATGTCTCAATTGCGGCTGGTTGCCTAAGGGGGCCAAATGAAACGCTACCTTCTAGGAGCCTTGGCCGTTGCCTACACCGCTTGGCTCTTGTGGGCTGCGGGGCAGGTGACCGCATCGGCAAGGGACTGGAGGCACGACCCGAGGGACGGAGAGGCTTGCGACGAGGGGCTGACTCAGGCTCAGGTGGACAGTCTGTATCGATAGCGAGGCCCGGCGCGGCTGCTACCACGGGGCCGCGTCGGGACCCTCCGGCCTTGACACTCCACCTCGGACCTGCTATCATAGGTGTATGAGAGAACGCAAAGCAGTCACGCAAGAGGAAATGGCAGCCCGATACCAGAAGCAACTCGAAGTCAGACGCCGGAGCTACGCCAAGAACGCGGAGGCCCGAAATGCTTACGCCCGAGCCCGTTACGCTAAGATGATGGAAGCCTTGAGGAAGGCAGAGAAGAAGAAGTAAACCCCAATCAGGAGACTAAGATGGAACGCGATGCCATCAAAGCCCCCAAGTACCACGAGTTGACCCCCCAGCAAGCGGCAGCCCACAAGATTGCCTACGAGACTGCGGTCTACAGGCTGTGCTTCGCTGCGTTCCTAGGCTCCTACGGGGACGATAGGGAAGCGATCTCCCCCAAGGTGTACCAAGACCCCGAACCGGAAGGCGAGGGCCGCTAATGGGACGCGAGAGAGGTGTGCTAGACGACCTGGCCTTGGCTATTGGCAGGATCCAGGGAGGCCTTTCAGCCCTTCGGTCTGTATTTCCAGAAGGCGGGAAGGCTGTGGACCTGATGCAGGCCGCCTGCGACGAGGCTCAAGAGTCCATAACCAAGGCTTACGACCTAGTGAGGGGACTAGTCAAGTGACTGACCGTGAGAAGGACGGGAGCGCCTACTTTGGAGCGCCGCGCTGTCGTTGTGGCTCCAGGAACCAGAAGCGGAATGGGGCCGGAGTATGGAACTGCATCAAGTGTGGGCGCTGGAACTACTACCGCCAAACCACGGAGGGATATCTGCCCTTCCCGATGGAGACGGCGCTGGAAATCGACATGATGAGGGCCGAACGGTGAGCGCGAACGAGCGCCTTGTCTCTAAGGGCAATATCTACTGCTCCGATCCTAGCCACGACAAGTGGAACGGGGAGGCACTCATCCCTGCGGACCATATCTTTTGGCTCTCAGCGGACGGGGAGCGGACCCTTTGCGGCCCCTGCTACGACAGGATCATGGAGGACGGCCCGGTACTCGACGGCGAGGACTTGGACTACAACTACGAGGCCCCCAATGACTAGTGAGATTATCCCTTACAAGGACATGGAGGCTATGGCCTCCGAGGTTGTGCGCTCCAAGCTATTCCCAGGCATACAGAGCGTGTCCCAGGCGCTTACCCTGTTCCTGGTAGCCCAGGCCGAGGGATTGCATCCCATGACCGCTGCGATGCGCTACAACGTAATCCAGAACAGGCCAGCTCTCAAGGCCGACGCGATGCTGGCTTCGTTCATGGAACGGGGCGGGACGGTGAAGTGGACAGAATGGACGAACGAGGCTTGTGAGGCCGTGTTCACGAGCGCCGGGGTGCCGGAGGGCGTCAAGGTGCGCTGGACCCTTGAGGACGCTAACCGGGCTGGAGTCACGGCCAATGCCACCTGGAAGAAGTACCCGCGCCAAATGCTCAAAGCTAGGGTCGCTTCGGATGGCGTGAGGATGGCGGACCCGGCCGTGAACTATGGCCGGTACACGCCCGAGGAGGTCGGGGACTTCGAGCCCGCTAAGAGTGAGAAGGCCGAGTTTGAAGTGGTAGGCGACGAGGCTGGGGCAGTTGTTCGGGGAGCTTCAACGGAAGCCCCGGCCCCGCCTGCCATCAAAGCCTTCGTAAACGAGCAGCCGCTCGATGAGTTCCTGGCCGAAGCGAAGGCGAAGCGAGAAGCAGCCCTGGCTGACTTCGGACCCAAGGAGCCAATCGAGGCTCAACTGGAGAAGGCCAAGGCCGAGATTGCCAAGAAGCACGGAAGGCCGAAGTCTATCCCCGACTTCTGCGAATGCGGGAAGCCCATCCAGAAGTTCGAGTCATCGGCAGGTGCCGGAGAGTACTGGGAGTGCGCCCACAGGAACAGGGAGCGGCATCTTCTCAAGGCCCAGGAGGCCGACGACGCCACGATCCGTACTGCCACAGCGGGCCACTTCTTCAAGTGGGCTGGCAAGTGATCGGCTTCGTGCTGGGCTTCATCTGCGGCGCTCTTGCGATCCTCGTTGTCTCCTTTGTCTCCGTTCTACCGAGGGACGAGGAGTGAGAAAGCGCGACTCGCTAAGTAGGATGGGAGAGTTAGCCACCCTGAAAAGGCTTGGCCGTAGATTCTACATGGCTATCAAGAGAGCGCAGAGGGCTGGCTACCAATTCAAGTTCTGCATCAGCAAGAATGGAGTCCTAACAGTTCGCCCTTGGGACGGGATCATTGGCGGAACGGAGTCACCACACGCTGGTTGCATGGCCCGCACAGTCTTTATCAGATGGGGCAGACGCAGGGGAGGCAAGACCATGCAGGTAGTAAGGTTTGGCAGGCCTCCATTTAACCGAACGCTGAAAGTTCCAAAGGAATGGAAGACCTACTGGGCTAAACATGACTAACTACGCCAAGGGCAGACGCGCCGAGTGGGCTGTGCGGGACAAACTCCAAGAGGCTGGGGCCATCGTGGTGAGGAGCGCAGGCAGCAAGTCTCCTGCGGACCTGGTAGCCATGTTCCAGCATCGCACCTACGCGATCCAGGTGAAGTGCGCCAAGCCAACTCCGAAGGAACGAGAGGGGTGCTGTTACGCATCAGAGCATACAGAAGCATCGTGGGTCATGGTCTGGTGGGAAGGCGGGAAAGCAACGGAGGTTGAAGCATGGAAAAGCGGGAAGCCGTACAGGGTTCTGCCCCCGGGGTTGCAGGAATGACCCCCTACCCGTGGAGGGAGTTGGCGGAGTACGTCGAGGCGACTGCGGGCTACAATTCAGCCGAAGGTTGCCAGGGGTATCGTCGCGCACTTGAAGCCTACCTAGCCGCAGTAGACGCCTGGAGAGCGAATGGGGGCGACAAGCCGGAGCCGCCTGCGACTCCCGCCCCGGAGCGGACGTGCGAGGAGATTCTGGAGGGAATGTTCCGATTCATCAAGGATCACCGTCATAAGTGTGGATTCGAGCCTTGGGCTGGCTACTACGGGCAAGCCCTCGCCGCCCACCGTGCCGAAGTCGCGGCGTTGAAGGCCCAGGTGGAGCGGCTGACGAAGGAGCGGGATTCGCTTCGCAGCAATCTGCGAACCGTGGTTGACGCGCTCGGACGGGAACCATGACCGCAACTCCATTGACCGACACCCTTCTTTCCTGGGCTATGGTAATCGCAATGTGGTCCCTCGCGCTTGGCGTGGCCGCTGTGGTGGCCGCGTTCATCGTGTGGGGATGGCGCGAACTGTCTTGCAGGGGACCGAAGCCATGACCGCCCCTAGCGTGCCGCTCAAGTTGCGCTCCGAGCCGGTGCATATACCGACGCTGCCTAACTTCCTGAAAACCGACAGCGGCGCGACTCTCGATGTTGCTTCCCTGTCCGATGTCGGATGCCGCGAACTTGGCCGACTCTGGACGCAGGCGCTCATACGTCACGCCAGAAACCGACGAAAGCAGCAGGGTGGCAAGCCATGACCGCCCCTAGCGTGCCGCGCAAGCCGAGCGTGGCGGAACGGCTCAAGGCGCTGGAACAGCACGTCATGGAGGAAGTGTTCTTGAACGAGATCGCCTCCATCCGCGCCGCGGTCGAGGCCGTGGCGAGGGACGCGAGAGCGCACGGAAGCCATTGGCGTATGCCATACCAAGCATTCGCCTACGACTTTGCCGACCGTCTCGCGCCGGAGGCCAAGAAGGGGGAGAAGCGGTGAAATGGTGCTGGCACAAGTGGAGGCTTGTACCTGAGCCGTCTGGTTGGAGCCTGTCGGAGTTGGGCGGCATGTATCGACGCTGCCAGAAGTGTGGGCGCTACGAAGCCAGGCTCCCGAAGGGATACAACGCCGACTTCTGGCAGGAGATCGAAGTAGCGAAGCGATAAGGGCGGCGGCGGCAGGTGTGTCAGCGAACAGCGGCTCACGTCTGCGGGCAGTAACGGCAGAACGGGGCCACACAAGGGCGCGGTAGGGTTTGACGACGCAGCGACGCACGTCACCTAAACCCGGCAACGGTCCGGCCCGGCCCGCCGCCTAGATTGAATGGGTGCCGTGGGAGCGTGCAGCGAGAGCCCGAGTTTCGTCTCGGGGGTTACGCCAGAAGCGGCTAGGCGATCTCGCGGCTGATTGCTCCGGCCGCCACGGCACCCTGTTTCACCCAGAGGAAGGAGCGAGAGACGTGGAATTGAAACCGTGTCCGTGGTGCAGATCGCCAGCTATGGAGATAACTGTTCGGTTGTCGCCTGAGCGCGTGGTGGATGAGGTGGCCTGCTCTGATAGGGAGTGTCAACTGTATTGCTTTCGGCCGCATAACGGGCCGATTCCGATTCAGGCATGGAACTCTCGCCGCGTCATGCCGCCCGAAGTGCGGGAGGTGGTGGAGGAGATGAAGGTGTGCCCGCTGCCACAGAATTGGGCCAGCGAGAACGTGACTCAGGCCGAGATTCACCTACGCGGCTGGATCGCCGCGCTGGAGGCGGCTTACCAATGAAGCGGACGGTGAAGGCGGAAGGCAAGCGCATCAGATCATTCCAGCTGCTGGCCGGTATGCCCGCAAGGGACCAGATTAGGGTAATGAAGGCAGCCTTCGTTCTGCTGCCACTTGAAGATAAAACCATCGACCTATGGTGCGAGTGTTTTGATTACCTGCTCAGAACAATCGACGGCAAGAAGCCGAAGGCCAAGAAGGGGGAGAAGCGGTGACCGACGAGAAGCAGGAGACGGTGGGCGACGTGCTGGCGGAGGTTGACGAATACGGGCTGGACGAGGCTAGGAGCGTCCGCCTCAAGGCCGCGCTGGAGCGCGAGCGGGCCGAGGACCGTTCATGGGCCGAGAAGCACGCCATCGTCATTGAGTCGTACAACAAGTGCTGCGACGCGAACGAGCATCTTGAAGCGGAGCGAGCCGAGCGTAGGGAGAAGATCGAAGCGATTGCGGAGGATGTCGAATCCCAGGCTCGCGGGTTGGAGCATCTAGCCAAGCGCCTGCGGGAGATCGCTAGTCAGGGCTAGGATATGAGCCAACTTGCACTTCTGTACCGTCTGACGACACAAGGGTATATCGCCCGGTCTTGGACCGCACAATTCTACCACTGCCTTCAGTGGGGACCGTACAGTTCTTGGTCAGAATGGCAGGAGATTGGCACGCCGGGCACCATTCTTGGCCGTCGGGTTCAACAATCTTCGGTACGCCGCAGTAGCAAGAGGGGGAGGGCATGACGGAAACTCCTATCTGGAAGTGCAGGTGTGGGCGGCAAGTTGTCTGCGACGTGAACGGGGAGCCGATGGACTGGGAGAACGAGGGCGGAGATTCTGGCCCCCTCTTGGCCTGGCCTATCTGCGAGGACTGGCCCGACTGTAACGCTACGCTGAAGTCTTGTTCGTCCGAAAGTGACCAGCCATCTTCTTCCACAGAGCTTCCAGGGATATGACATCCTCGATGTTGTGCTGGAGAACGTAGTCGATGGCGGTCTTGTGGCCCGCCTGGGCCTCCTGCCAGACCTTCGGAGTCAGACGATGACCCTTGGATTCGATACCAAACTGGTCGCATGCAACCTCCATCCGATTGCGATGGAGCCGGAGCTTGGACTTGACCGCGTAGTAAACGTCGGTGTGGAAGATGCTACCCATCGGAGGGAAGTCGAGGCCGTGCGTGAGGCATCGGGTTCTGATGAATGGCAAGTCGTAGCCGGTGCCGTAGTAGGTCACGAGCCTGTCGTAATCGCCCAGGTCTTCAAGCAGTTGCTTGCACAGGCGCTTGTCGAACGTGAGGCCCCGGATTTCCCCGGAAGAGATCGGGCGCTTTACAACCGGCTTGTCGAGGGGCTTTATGCAGTAAGAGAGCATGTAGCCGAACGAGGCATTGAGACTGGTGGCCTCGATGTCGAGGAATCCTATACGCTCTGTGTTGTGGATGGAGTCGTAACAGCGATGATGCTCAAGACCGTTGTGGCGGTGGGGACAGCGAAAGCGGAGACGAGACACAATCTCCGCCTTCGGCATAGTGGCAGGGTTCATTCGGTTATCTCCGGGTTACTTCTTTGCATCACCTTCCGGGGGTAGCACTTTGTCCGCTTCTTGGGCGACTTCCACTACGTCTGCCGCGACGGTGTTCTTCTTGACTCCTACCAACCGCAAGACGGCGGGGCCAAGCGCGGCAACGTAGTGGAGTAGTTTGCGTAGTTTCACGCGGTGTGCGAGTCCTTGGCGAGAGCGCCCATGACGCCAATGATGAGAGCGAGGATCGCCGAGATGTCGATATGAGTCGTGGCGGTGATCCAGTCGCGGAGAGGGGGCACGAGGGCAGCGAGAACAGCGAGAACACCGAGAAGCGTGGTACGCCAGTTAAGGAGAATCTTATCCACGTTAGTCCTTTCGTTGGGGGGTTTGGTGAATCCTGTACGTTGCTCTAAATGCGGGTTTCAGTCTTCGCCTACGATGATGGACGGCGGCCTTTGCTTCGCTTGCAAGACCTACGGGTTCAGCGACATCAGCATTGGTAGGAAGCGGTTCGTGGAGCTAGTCAAGTGCGCCTGCGGCTGCGGTACCGAGTTCAACAAGTTCGATGATCGCAACAGGCCGCGCAAGTTCCTAGACCGTAGCCACAGGGACGGATGGAGAAGCAAGAAGGTTTTGGAGGAAATGGATGAACTCAGCCTGCAAACGCTTCCCCGAAAGGTTTGAGGACCGTTATCTTGGAAATGCAGCCGAGTGGTATCAGTACCGGCTCCATCACCTTACGGTACTCCCCTACGTCCTCGGTGATGGGGTGTGGAGTGACTTCCTCTTCCGTCCTTACCACTATACGTACATTGTTCATGTGGGAGACGACGCCGTAAGTGAGAAACTCGGCTAGGATGAGTTGATCGTCTGGCCTTGAGGTTCGCCCGTAGGAAACGGTGTCGAGCCAATGGCAGACAACGTAGTCCCCGACCTTGAGTTTTACGGGGCGGCCCTTCTTGATAGGAGGCATATGACTAGAAGTCTCCTGGGTACGATGCCGACAGCGATTGTGACCCTTGCATGGCTATGGATTTGGCGGCGGAGGTAGCGGCCGGAGTCGTCGCAGCCGTTGGAACCCTTATTGGGTTCGCCATTGGAATGTTCATTGGCGCATGTATCGCTTTATGGGTTCGATGGAGGTAGGATTCGGGCTACGTAGTCGGTGATCTGCTTCACGTCTGGCTTCTTCCCTCGTACTTCGGCCTGGGGGAGCAGGGAAGCGACTTGGACCCAAGTGAGGGGTTGGCCGGGTACGAGGGCCAATTTAATCGCTGCACGGACGTAGCCGTACCCCCCGTTGTACGAGGCGAGTGCCATGCGAAGGTAGTCGTCGTCCGAAACTGGAGCTACTCCGTGCAGTAGAAGTTTCACGTTTGCGAGTTGGCGGGCCAAGTACTCGGTCCCGCCTCTCAGGTTGTGGTCGGGATTACGTCGGTCTAAACAGCCGACTTCCTGGGCCGTGCCAGACATCAGTTGTAGCAGGCCAATCGCACCTGCTCCTGACTCGGCATCGGGGTTCCCGCCACTCTCCTGCATCATCTGGCGCTTCACTAGCGCCCAGGGGAGGCCAGCACGTTCGCTGTAGTACTGGAGCATTGAGTCGAAGCGGTCGCTAGGTTTCAATCTTGCGCTCGATCAGCCGATCAACCTTGGACTCGATACGGTCCAGGCGGTGCTTGATGTCCTCGATCTGCGATGAGTGGACTTGGACTCCGGCCCAGACTCCGAATGCGGCAGCGATAACTCCAACCCCGATGTTTGCTAGAATTGCCTCCAGCGTTCTCCCCCCATTATCGGCCACTAGTAGCGTCGGCTGGTGCTGACGAGTTCAAGGATTGGGTTAAAAGTTCTGCCGCCAGACGCGGCGACTGCTTTATTAGTTGCTGGAAGCCAGGATGGCTAATCATTCTGGCCGTGAAGGATGCGGTCTGCCTCCCGAACGGAAGCCATGTTGACGGATTCAAGATGTTTGGGGGCGTGGCATGCCTCGATGCCGCAGCCTGAAGCGCGTCCTCTGCGCCCATGAGTGCTTGCGTCCTAGCATCGCTGGCGCTGACTCCAGGCACAAGGTCTAGTTGGTCGTGAGCGCCACGACGAAGCGCGGCCCAAAATTGCTGTGATGCGTTCAGGGCCTCAGGCTTTACTCCCTCGTTTGTCATGGAGAAGGTGGGGGCTGCATTCTTCTGGGCGACTTGCTTGAGTTCCTGAAGTTGAGTCGGCGTGATGTCCCCGCCGTATTGGGCTAGCCAATCCTGAAGTTCCTTAGTGATTACGGCCTTTTTTGAGTTCTCAAGCGAGTACTGGCCAAGCAAATCGTTGACCGGCTGGGTGACAGGACCGGAATTGAACATGGTCCCGCTGTTCTCGGCTCCCTGTAGAAGCCCCTTGGTGTTCTGGCCAGACGCCGCCCTTGCCGCCTCCGCTCCAGCCGCACCCTTCTTAGTTGCCAGCCAGCCGCCCTTCTGAATCTCCTCTAGGTAGCCCGGGAATTGGTATTGAATCGAGGGGGACGCCCTAACGGCACCACGCATAATAGACCTACCCAGGAATGCTGCCGGACCGACTAGGGCCTGCCCACCAGCCTCTAGGAGGCCCTGGCCTGCCCCTTCGTGGGCGACGGCCATAGGGTCGATCTTTTCTCCGCTGAATGCCTGTCTGGCCCCTTCTCCAGCTGCTCCGCCAGCAGCCGCGCCGTAGACCATCCCGGGTAGGCCAAATGGCGATCCCACCACGCTTCCAGTAATGGCCCCAGCCGCAGGTAGTGCTTTTCTAATGGCCTCGTTGGCCAGGGGAGCGGTGAATGGGCTTCCCTTGAAGATGTCTGGGGTAAATCCGTTCTGCTTAGACTCCCCGGCGAAAGCCGCGCTGATTTGGGCCGCCGTAGTGCCCTCTGGGAATTGATGGATCAGGCCGTCGGGACCCCTTACATTCACTATTCCTTCACCAACTTCCCGTTGACTAGTTTCCAAACCACGTCCGGTGCCGCAGTTGTGGCGGACTGTGGATTGGCAGGATTAGCTAGGTTATCGTTCGGATTGGGTAGCCCAGAGGCGGGATCGAACCCGATAAGATTCCTTATATCCGTAAGCTCATTCGCTGTGGCCACTCGGCGGTTGTGAGCCTCGGCCCTTAGAGTATCTAGCGCGTTAATCATCTGCTGCTTGGTGAAATTGGGGCCGATTCCAGCCTCCAATTCCTTGCGAGCCGTGTCCGTAATGATTCCGCTAGCGTTGGCCGTCTGGAGTAGGCGGGAGAACTCCGCCAACACGGACTGGCGAGCCGCCTGGAACGCTGGAACTTGGCCGTGGCCGAAGATCGACGCCCCAGTACGCATGACTTGGTTTCCGATCTGATTGCCGGTGTCTGGAATCTTGTCGAGCAAGGGGATGACTACCTTTTCGGAATTGGCTAGCGCCGTGTTCTCGAAGGCGCTGATATTGTGGTAACGCTTGGAGGTTTCCTTGTACGAAGCTAGGTTGGCCTGATAGTCGGCCGCACTAGCCATGATAGGAGGCATTGGCGCTTCTCCGGGACTCAGCGGAGTCGGATTTGCGGCCTCCTTCACAATCGCCGCCATCCATTTGGCGGAATCTCTACCGGTAACTCTAGGGACCGACTGCGGCCCACCCATCCTGTACTGCTGGCCGAGCATCCGAAGGGTTCGCTTGTCGATGGTAGAAGTGTCTATGGTGTTCTCGGTAGAGGGCGGAGCAATATAGGTTGCCTTGCGATACAACGCATCCCGCTGTTCCTTGGTAAGTGCGGGGTTGGCAAAGTCAGGCAACTTGCCGAACGGAGACTCCGGGGGCTTAGGGGTTTCACGGATATTTTCTGTGGCCACGTTATGGCGCGTAGTCTCCGCTAGCGTTGCTTCCCTATTGGCAGCCTCCCTTGCAGAAATCTGGTCTGCGAGGGCCTGACGACTCCTAACGAACTGCCGTTCGTCCTCCTGGGAAGCGTATCGCTCTCCGCCCTGCAAGCCACCACCTAGCCCGGCAACAAACGCTCCGGCTCCAGTAGGCTGAGTAAGAGAAGCCGACAGCCCCGTACCGAACGCTGCTAGGGCCTGCCGCCACTTGTTCGCCCTCTGGCTAGCAAGCTTAGACACGGCCTCGTCCCTGCTCTGCAAGAACGGCGGACTCATGCCAAGGGATTGGCTTACGTCAGACGGAACTCCGAATTGGTCTAGGTAGGCCACTAGTATCGGCTCCCACCTAGGGCACCAAGCCCAGCCCCGACAACCCCCATCGCGTAGTCTCCGAACTTCTTCTTCTGCTGGGTGCCCTGCATCGTGCCCTGGATGAACTGATTCCGGGCCGCCAACTTCTGCTGAATCAACTGGGCCAGTAGACTCTGCTGCTGCTGGGCCTGCGATGCCGCAGCCTGCCCGTACTGGTTGGACAGGTCACCAAACGCAGAGGTCTGGAGTTGCCGGTTCAATCGGTTAGCATAGCCTGAATCTGCCAGCAGCGGGCTACCGCCGAGCCTCTGTTGCGCCATGCGGAACGCGGGGGTGAACTGCTGGCCAATATTCTGCTGCGCTGCCTGGAACGCTTTTTGGAGCGCAAGGTTTCCCTGGCCCTGAATCTGGTTGAAGTAGGGCTGGTAGTCTCCCGAGAACTGATTCGCCTGATCTAGAATCTTGTTCCGGGTTGTGGTGTCGTAGGTAGGAACTGAATAGGCCACCTAAAGTGCGCCCCCCATTCTCTGCTGGATTAGTTTGCGAAGCGGGTCAATGCTGCCAAGCTCTCCGAATCCTGGGGCCGCAGCGCCAAGCCCGTTAGCTCTCTGGAATCCACCGTATGCTTGATTCGCCGTGGCCAACTGCCCCAACCTCTCTCTGGTCACAGGCGGAAGGCCACCGCCGCCCGCACGCATCCCTGTTAGTTGGGACCACATGGCGAACGGATCGTTGAAGTTTCCGCCCTGAGTCTGTGTTAGCCCCTGCAAGTCTGATGGCACTGGCAGGTCCGGGCTTCCAGGCTTCTTCGCCGCACGTTGGGATGATAGCCAGTAGCCACCGCGCCCACCCAGGAATCCGAGCCGGTTACCAAAAGCCGAGGTAGAGCCAATAGGGGCCTGGATATTCGGGCCGCCCCTGGTGCTGCCCGAAGAAACAACAGTAGGCACTAAACCATCCCTTTCAAGTTAGCTCTATCTCCGCCCATGTGTTCGCCGTCTCACAGGCAAGCACGATGTAATTCCTACCTAGATTGTAAAGGTGCCCGGTCTTGGTCTTTGCTCCCGCCCCGTCATACTGAGTAGGGGCGTATATGACTCCTGGTGTTCCGTCCCTGGATACGTTGACGACTCGCCACGAACTCGGAGTCTTGCCGAATGAATGGGGCATACTCACCGGTATGTTAGCGGTTCTGAAATAGAAGAACACGCGGGCCGCCCGCATGGAGGACTTGTTGCCGGAGAACTTCCTTGGCTGGCTTGTTACCGCTCCATCGGTGATGTCCCTGGAAGTTACGAGTGGGTTTGGCACTACGAATTACCCCACAGGGGGTCGGTTCCGCTTGCCTCTAGTCCGACCGATAGTAGCCTCTGCCCGTTAGCAGACCCGCTTCCGTTCGTTACAGCAGAGAATCCAACCAGCAAGTCTCCGGTCCCTAGTGTGCCCTCGCTGTATATTCCAGAAAGTCGGCTGTAGTCCTGGCCGCCATCCGGAGTCATATTGTTGAGCGTGCCGGGAGTATCGCCAAGATAGGCGCTGGTATTTACGTTGCTAAGAGTCGGAGTGGCCCAGCCGGTAGAAGATGAGCCATCGTAGTAGGCCCACGCCTTCTGGGGCGTAACTTCTCTAAGCCCGCTCGGGCCGAAGTGAACCTCGACGGTGCAGGTGAAGTTAGAGCCGGAGTCCTGCGTGGTGTACTCTCCGACGTTTAGCGTGTAGTCCGTGCCACCAGTTTTCATGGCCCCGTAGAGAGGATGGCGATAGCCTGCATCAGCGTGAGCTAGCGGCATAGTGGCGGATATGATAGGCATCCAATAGGTACTGCTGGCCGTCACGACCTTGGCCCATGAGTCTGTGACTAGATCGTATCGGTACGACAGCGTGGTACTGGAGCCGTCGGATCGGTCAGCCTTGGCAAACGAGACTTCATACATCCTGTTGTGGATTACTGCTCGGCTCCCTCCGTGGTTCTCATAGGATAGTTTCCCGAACGTGATGGGCAGCCCGTCGCTCACGCGCTTCGGAGGATTGTCTCCATCCCACACATACGCCCCGTTCCTGCCAAGCCACATGAGCAGCCCGTTACCAACGGCCACGGAGTCTGGGGCCACGCAGCCGACTCCGGGGGAGATTACGAAGATGCTAGGGATGTCCTGGTCTAGATTAGCAATCCCGAACATCTGATCCTCAGTCCAGGCAATTACCTGGTCGTTGAACTCGGCCATGCCGGTAAGTTGGCCGCCAGTAGACCTAGTGAAGTCTGCGAAGTTCTCGTCAGTATTAAACGACTCGGCTTGGAACGTCTCACTCCACCACACACGGCCCGGATACTGGTTGTTGCTCCCAAGGAACAGACGGTTCTTGTGGGTCGTGACGTACTTGCACCGAGACGGGGGAGCGGTGGTCGCCACGTTCAACTCAACTGGCGGGAACGGGAAGTCGGGAGTGTTGTCTGTGACCGTGGTAGGGAACGATCCGGTGGCATCCCTATAGAGAGTCTGGATTCGGAACTGAGGGAACGAAGAAGTCTCCACAACGCTTGTAGTGTCAGTGGTTCGGTAGACGTACAGCACCTCTGCCTGAGCAGGGATGCTGGTTAGGTTGAGGGTCCAGACCACGTTCTTGGTAGGAGGAGACGCCGACCCAAGACTAAGTTCATTGGACTCTCCCCATTCTCCAGCGGGGCCGTAGCCGTAAGTTACCGAGTACCCGAACACACCGTTGAGTACGCCAGCCCCACCCACGTTGGCCGAGGGGCCGCTACTCGTGGGAGCCGTGAACCCAATATCGGCAAGCGTGTTGTTGTCCCAGCGCTTCTGCTCCTTGCCGTTCACGAAGTAGACCAAGTTCTTGTAGGACGAAAAGCGATACGGGGGGTTGTTCCCGCTGAATAGAGAAGTGGACACGCTCTGCCATGACAGCGCCGTAGAGGACGACTGGCCGTAGTACTTGACTAAGCCGTTGTTGGTAGCAGCAGCGCCATTGGCAGAGCCAACGTAAATCTGTCTGGTCCCGGTCCAGTCGCAGTAGACCTTTTGGTTCGGGCTGGTGGCAGCAGTAGCCCCCTGGCGGGCCGCCGTGGTGATCCCCCCACCAACATCGGAGAGCCTAATGCGAACCCACCAAGCGTAGACTCCATTTCTTACAGCCTTGACCCAATCAGTAGGGATGGCGAACTCAAGAATCTGCTCTCCAGTGGCCGTGAACGTAGGCGTGCTGGTAGTGGTGAGCGTGCCGCTAGTGGCTGCGTTGCCGTCCGTGTCCCACGCTGCGGCCTTCGGATACTCGTAGGTGAAAGTCTGTGCCGCGCCGCCAGACACCAGGGCCTGCCCGATGTACAGAACTACTCTTGAGAACTTGGAGTCAGCGCCGACATAGAGGGCGTCGTGCTTGGCCTCTGCGCTAGACGACCAAATCTCAAAGTATCCTCGCTGCGCTAGGTTGGCCAAGAACACAGTTCCGCCAGTGCCAGCCGTGAAGATGTACCCGTCAGCCATCGTATGCTCGTGGGCACCAACGTAGATACCAGCCGAGATTGGGTCGGTAGTAGACCCGCCGCTTGCCCGGATAGACTGGAAGCCGCCACGAGCCTCAAGGTATCCCTCCGGCATACGTCGGAAGTTCTCGCACTTCCTGAGCCACCCAGGGTCTCGTCCGTAGAAGGGAAGCTCCGTCAGCCCACGGAAGGGGCGCTTGGACGTGCCTACTTCCAGTTGGCTAATAGCCATAGTTGGAGTTGTATCCCGCCGTGTCAGCGGCCTCAATCGGGTAGTCGTTCATGAGCGGGTTACGCCACGCCTTGGCCTTCTCCAACCCACGCTGCCAGATTTGCCACATGTCCGAAGCGTAGGGCCGGAAGTCGGGGCCTCTACGGACGTAGCAGCACCAAGCCGCATAGGCCACCAAGTAGTCCTGCCACGGTGTAAGAATCTCCGGGGCCTGCCCTCCAGTAACCATCGTCAAGGGCTGCTGCCGACCCCACAGTTCGAGGTTAGACGTGCCGCTGAACGAGGGGATCGGATTCAGCCCCAACGTGTAGGCGTTCACACTGGAGACGTTCAAGCCGTGGATATAGTACCACCGAGGGTAGCCCTGGTTCTTGGCCGGGTCTCGCTGATGAATCGTCATCGGGGCAAGTTTCACCTTGTGCCCTACGGTCGTGTCGTAGATGAAGATGGAGGACACGTTCAAGAAGTCCGTGGGCACCGAGTATTCTTCCTGCCCCGCCACGGTGGACGTTGACCACTCGGACAGTAGAATGTCGCCCTCGACGCAGAGATTCCGTTGGGCGATGTTGAGGAAGCGCACCATCTGGGGCGAGGACACCTTTCCCGCCGTATCCTCTCCAATCAGGTCGCGCACCGCAGTTTCCAGATCGGCGGTCGATGCCACCTACTTCTTGCGACCCTTCTGAGACAGCATGGCGAACCGCTTGTTGCCGTACTTCTTCCTGCCGATGCTAGCCGCCAATGCTCCCGGGTTGGTGATGCCCGGCTTGTTCGCTAGTTTCTGCTCCAACAACTTGAACCGCTGTCCGCTCCCAAGGGGAGGCTTGGCCAATCTAGTTCACGCTCCTAGTAATATGGTGACTGCGCCCCGACCTGGTTCCAGTTGGAACCGTCGTAGTAGAAGGTAATCGTGCTTCTCTTACTTGCCGTGTTCCCGGTGTTGCTCCATCCGTGCTTGAACACAGAGTCCCAGGTCACGCCCCAGCCTCCGGTACCGTCCTGGATGATCCTGAATTGGAGATACTTTCCTCGCACCGGGTTGGTGGGGGCATTGATCGTGATGGCAGCGGTAAGCGCCCCGATCTCCTGAATCTCCCCGCCAAGCGCATTGGGAGTGAACGAGGCCGCGAAGGCGCTGCTAGTGGTGTTCCTGGCTCTGTAGAGAAGGGCCTGGGTGGCGCTTGAGGTTCCTCCGAAGAACGTGCCACCGTTGACACGGCACTCCTTAATCGACACCTCTTGAGTCAGGCTGGAGACACTGGTGATGTTCATGAGCGCCCCAGTGATGGTCCCGGCCTGATAGACGTTCTCAAGCCGGACGATGTTCGCAGCCTCTACGTTCACGAAGTTGGTAGTGTTTACGGCCAGCAAGTAGCAGTTGTTGATGTGTACTGCCTCATAACGTCTCGCCTGCGTCCCGTTGGTCCCGATGTTGATATGATTCGTGACATTCGGGCTGGACGTGGACTCGAACCAGCATCCAGCAATCCACGCAGCGGCATCGGTCCTGGCCTCTCCATTGGACGTAGGGCTAGCTGGAGCGTCAAACACGATGTCGGAAGTGTCCGAGAATACGAACTGGCAGTCGGTGAAACGGGTGCCGGTGGCGTACTCTATGTTCGCGCCAATCGTATTCAGGGAGAAGTAGCAGGATTGGAATGTGTTCTGGTCAGACCTCGTAGCGATGAACGCGCCCTTCCCACACTTGTTGAACAGACATGTGTCGAAGGTAACAACGTCCGCGCCTATGCCGAAGTAGCCCACAAGCCACTGGTCGAAGAAGACGTTCTCGTAGCGGGCCGACCCGTTCTCCCAGTCCGTGACTCCAGTAGCAAGCGAAGTCTCTCCAGGGCCAGCCAGCTTGATGTCCTTGAGACGGAACAGGATAGTTCCAGCATAGGAGTTGGCGGAGCCGGAGTGGTTCCCGTCGTCGGCCCCCAGCGTGATGAGGCTTCCGGTTCCGGTGTAGGAGAGGATCGTGGCCCTCTCGCCCGATCCCGAGATGATGAGCGTCCCAGCCAGCCCCGTGCTAACCAGGACGGTGGTGGTCCCGCAGGCGATGGTGCCGGGGCCAATCTTGATCTCTCCGCCCGTGGTCCCGCAGTAGTCCACGGCTGCCTGTAGCCCCACCACGGTAGAGGCGAAGTTGGCGGGCTGGAACTCCCCAGACTTCCAGGCCCAAATGCCTCCGACTGGATCGCTCAAGTACCCTTCTCCACCCAGGTAGTACCAGTAACGCTACGCTCCGAGAACCCGCCAGAACTGGCCGTCCTCTCAACCCAAACCGCAGGGTCTAGGAACGCGGTCCCGTTGTAGATCGGAATAGGCATCCCGAATAGCGCGAAGCCCATCACGTCGCTTTTCTCGTAGTCGAGACTCACTATCTACCCTTCTTCCATTGTCCGTATGGGGTCGTTCCGTGGATCCACGTCGAGGGGCCAGGGCCGGTGCTTATCTTCGCTACCCCGGTAATGTCGTAGACCGCCCTAGTGGTACTCGGAGGCAGGATCGACGCCACCCCGGTAATAGTCTGCGGAACGTGCTTGAGGATTCTGCTCTTGCCGGTGATGGTTTGCGGAACGTGGGCTAGAATCTTCGCCTTGCCCTGGATCGTTCTAGGGGTCGAGACTGGGGTTGTTCCGGTCGTGTACTTCACCATGAAGGAACCGTATTGAGTCACTATGTTGGTTCCGGTTAGGTCGAAGAAGCCGTTGGCCTTGACCTGGGTTGCGTCGGGGTCTGTGAAATGGACTCCAGCGAACCAGGGAGTAAAGCCCGTTGAGCCGTAGATGTAGGTTCTTGAGTCCTGGCTGAATCCAAGCCAGTCAACTATGTTTGACCCAGCAGGAGCCGCCCTCACCCTTACCCCGTTGGCCGTAGACGGTAGAGTTACGAACACTCTGTACTTGTTTAGCCCAATCGGGAACGCGCTTACTGGGCTAGCGTTGATCCACCCAGTCTCGGGCCGGTACAGGTCGTTGTACATGAACGCCTGCTGTGGGAAGTCGGACGGAGTTCTAAACGACACTCCAGCGTCCGTCTGCCCCTTGGCATCCCCAACCAGCAGGAGCCGCCCTCGATCCAGGTACTTCGTATCTCCGGTCATCTGCCACATGAACGTCCAGCAACGCCCACCGGCAATCATTCTCAGATAGTCGAGTGGCGGCCAGTGCGGGTTATTTGTTGAGTTGTTAGCTACATCCAAGTAGTAGGTGTAGAGATAACCCATAGCCCCACCACTACCAGTAAGATCGAAGAACATCTCGTAGTACATGAAGTCGCCCAGGCCGAGCAGATAGTCCTCGATTGCTAGGACGGTGGCTGTTGCTCCCTGTTCGGCCAGCATCATCTTAGCGTACCAGACCGCTTCGAAGTGAATCTGAGAAGTAAAGAAGTCCGATACCGTTCGTGGAAGCGCAAAGGCTCCGTGAGACATCCACATATATCCCCTGCGACGATTTCGGCCAGCAGGAGCCACGGAGCCTGGGACTTCCGTGGAGTTCAGCATGCTGTTCACCATGAGGGACATCATGGAGTAGTATCGCGGATTTCTGGTGAAGTCCCATATGGCAGCGAAGTTCCTGAGATAGCGGGACCAGATACGCATGTCCCCTACCGTCTCAAGGCTAAATGAAGAGCCTACGTTGTCGAATGACCCAGTGGGGTTGTAGAACAGGAGCGGGGAGATGCCGTCCCCTAGAGATATTTCGTATTCTCCGTACTCATACACAGCATCGTAGAACTCCATCTGCCCAGTCATGTAGTATCCGAGCATCAGGCTTGTGAAGTGGGGGTGCGCCTGCTGGAATGGGTAGGAGTTGAATGTGCCAAGGTTGGTGCCGCCAGTCTCGTCCCCGGCATTGATCTGGTCAAGGTACATGTCCCAGTCGTCGGACCACGGCACTGCGTTGTGGCTCTTGAACCAAGTGTTCTTGAATCCCTGCCACCAGTATCCGCCGTACCCGGTCCTTATCCAGTCAATGAAGTCGATTACGGCGAAGTCTGTCTGGTTGTTGCCGGACCCCTGATTCCAAGACCACCACCGGATAATCCCAGGGACCACGTTGGGTACTCCGCCTGGTGGGCCAGACACCGCAGTCAGGGTCGTGTACCACGTATCTTGCTCTGCCTGAGATACCAGTTGAGTCTCTCCGAAGATGGCACCAGTAGATGCGTACTGCGTTACGCTGGCCCTACCCTGGAGAGAATACTGGGCCTCGTAGAGAGCGGTGCTTCTGCTGGCCGGAGTAGTAGCGTGGAAGTCGAAGAAGAGTTCCCGAGTCTCGTGAGCCAGGAATGCGAACTTGATCCCGGTCTTACTGTTCCTCTTAGAGAATAACTGTACCGAGCATGAGCCGTCCTGGGACACCTCGAATCCAGCAGGCCAATACTGGGCCATGTACGGCATGACCATCGTTACGCCCTTGCCGCCAGAATCCTCCAGGGCAGCCCACTCAACGTAGTCAGAAGTGTTTCCGCTCTGAGCGTGGTAAGTCGTAGCGCCCTTCACGACGGCCACGCCCTTCACGGCAGTATTCATCGGTGCAGTAGCATAATCGTTCTGAGAGGATGTGGCCTGATACTTTGTCGAGTACGCCTGATAAGCGTAGGCCGTCTCCGCAGCAGACAGCGGGATGGAAAGCGGAGAAACGTCCAGCGAGGTCTTGGTTACGAAAGTCGAGGCTGAAGTGCCAACCTTGAGAGACACTTCCACCGAGTCAAAGACAACTGGAGCCTGAGTAGATGACTCCTTGGCGTTCCGCAGTGTAACGAAGGCCCGGCAGTAAGACTTACCCTTGTAGAAGTGCAGCCTCACCGTGTAGTCCATGAGCCGGGTGCCGCCGCCGTTTTTCAACGCACCCTTGGACAAGACGCAGACTCGGACCGGGCCGTTCTCTTCTACCGTAGTCGTGGCGCTATTGTCGTTGGCAGACGAGTAGGCGATACCACCCACCAGCAACGTTACCCCGGTTCCCCCAGTGGTCACCACAGAAGTCCCGCCAACGGTCACCGCATCGAACATCTTGAACGGGGCCTTGACGACCGAGAACACCGCCGCTCCGGTGTCCACGGAGATTGTGGCCCCGTCCGTAGCCATGTTGGAGCCGAGCGCCCCGGTGCCGCTAGTCAGCGTTGCCGCCGTACTGCTACCGCCAGCCGACACGGAATCTAGGAAGTCACACAACACCCACTTGGCTTTGCCGCTAGCGTAGTTTCCAAGGATTCGGAATTGGTAGGCTGTGGGACCGGTCATCCCAAGCTGGCTTACGCTGGAGATATTTGCTGACTCAGGAATCGGGATTCCAACACTCACCGGAGACAGGGACCGAGCCAAGCCAGGGACGCTCAGCGGAAGTGTCTCGCTTACAGTGATCTGAACCGAAAGCGGGCCTGCGGCTATGTTGGCCTTCCCAGTGATTGTCTGAGTCTGCTTGGCCGTGTTCGGGGTTATGTTGGCAACGCCCGTGATGGTCTGGGGGATGTGAGCCTTGATCTTGGCCTTGCCAGTAATCGTCTGGCTAGCATGTGGCGTGGAACCATATCGGAACAGGTAGAACTTACCCTCTGTCCCCATAGCGTTGTAGACGAAGTAGTTGTTGACCGAATCGTAGGCCAGTTTGTTGCCGAACGACTCGGATGCTGTTGGGCTAGCGGACGGGGACAACTGCTGCCACACAAGAGAGCCTGGGCGGAATACCCACGTATCGTTCAGCCCTACGAAACTGCTGTCTGACAGGTCCGCAGTATCCCCAGCGTTCCTGTAAACGTCGCTCCCACCGAACAGCACGCAGACATCGTTCTGGGAATCGTAGGCCCAGTTTCCGAAACGCCTAGTCCTTGGCGGGCCTCCAGTAGTAGTAGGCTGGCTCCAGGTGTTCGTTGCCGGAACGTACTTCCAGAGTTCGTTCCCCAACTGGGGATACGGGGAAGCGCCGCTACCACCGAACATCCAGACGCAATTCCTAGACGAGTCCCAGCACATCGAGTGCCCAAGTCTCGCTCCGGGGTCACCGCTTGCGTTGGCACGCTTCGCCCAAGTCCCAGCGGCCAGGTTATAGGTGAAGGTGTCCCGGCCCTCCTGCACAAACCCGTGGTCGTTCCTGGCGCTGAATACGATTAGTTGCCCGTTCTGCGTGTCGTTCACCATACACTGCTCGAACGATGCGTATGGGGGCAGCGTAGGCGTCGTGGAATTGGTTAGCGTGCTGTCGCTGGACGTTGAAATCAGGGTCCACGAATTGACCGTCCCCGGTGTGGCCGCTAGGTCGTAACTCCAGAACTCGGCCTTCCAGTTGTCCGCCTTGGTAGTGTTCGCTCCGCCCCATAGATACAACTTGTTCTGAGAGGGAACCACGCACATTCCCTGGTACGAATGTCGGTCGTATGGGGTAGGGTCAGCCGCGTTCTCTGGAGTTGGAGACGTGACGTAGGTGGGGGCTGTCCATTGCCAGTTGATGATCTTGTAGAGGATGAGTTTGTTGCTTCCCTGGTCGTACTGCCACAGGGCGTTTCCGTAGATCGTGTAGGCCCTGTCACTCGCAAGATAGCCGTCCCACGTCCAGAATTTGCCGCTAGTTGGGTCGTACTCCAGTTTGTCCCAACCGCGAGGGTCGTAGGTTCCGCTAAGGCTGGCATACGGCACCTGGGTTGGAGCCGGTAGCGCGGTCCACGTAGCGTTCACAAGCCCAGGAGTTATGGCTGCTACGCCCGTGATGGGGCGCTGGTGACGGCCAGACGGGAAGATGTTGGCCACCCCGGTAAGCGTCTTCGTCAGGGTCGCATGAATCTTGGCCGTGCCTGGGATCGATTGGCTTGTATGGGCCGTGCCAATCGCTGGGGGGTTACTTGAGCCGGTGGTCCCAGTTAGGACTCCATCGTTTCCGTTACCAGAAGTGTCTGGTTCAGGGTCGGCGGTCCCGTTCATAGCCCACCAGCCGACCGGAGTACCCACGGTTCCGTCCAGTCTCATGGAAGCGAAGTTGGTGCTGGATATTACCGACGCCCACGCCCTAAGCCCATAGAGATCGCCAGACCACGTTCTGTTGTGCTGTGCTGGCCTCTCTCCGATTACCCAGTTGCCAGCCGAATCATCGTGGGTAGTACCACCGTTATGCTCTCCACCAGCCCCGTAGGTACACTCGACACCCTCCGAGTACATATGTATGTCTGTCCTGGCGTTGGAGCCTCCCCAGGTGACGATGACGTAGTACCACGTATTTAGCGTGAACGAGGCATTGGCAGTCTCACGGAACAACCCAAATCCGTCCGAGTACATTACCTCGAACCGTAGGGCGTACTTGTCGGCCCCTCCAGACGTAGCATTGGCGATGCGCCACGTCGTAGTGTTGGTGGAGTCTGAGGTTCCCTTACCAACGATATAACCCTTGGAGTTGGCCCCGAAGTTCGATGCGTAAATCCAGCACCCAATCGTGAGGCCGCCCGTCAGGTTGTCCAGAACAGCCGGAGAAGCGCAGGAGATAAGGTCCGTGGACCCGTTGAATCTACGGGACAACTAGACTAGCTCCATGACGTACTTGAGATTGTTTCCGTCCTCGTCGTTGGCCTGCCAGCCGATATGGTACGCGACCCTGGTGGTACCTTCCTTCTCAACGAAGTCGTGAGTAAGCCCCTGCCGGACTCTGCGGAAGTAGATCAGGCGCTTGGGCGTAACAGCCCTCTGTGCCCTACATTCCGGGTCAACAACAGCGACACCGTTGATAAGGAAGCGACCACCCTCCAGGTCAAGCAGCACCATCTGGCCAGCACCCTCAAGCGAGAAGGCGATTGGCTCCGTATTCACAACGTCGTACCACGCGGTTCGGCCAAGCGTGGTCTGCGAGGTGTCGGCCTCGTTCTGGACGTACATGGGCTTGTCTTTGTAGTAAGCCCTAAAGATGTACTTTAGGCGGTAGGTGGACATTGTATTGTCCTATCGGCTCATGTTTCGTCGTACTGAAAGGTGAGCGTGATGGTGGCCGTATCTGAGGATGCAGCCGAGGTCGTGGTCTGCAACTGGGTGACTAGATAGTTCGTGTAGATGACAGCCCCGCTTGTATCCGAGACTGCCTTGCTAGCCGTCTGCGGTCCGGTGATACCGAACCAGACCGCAACACCAGAGGCGATGACCGTGTGCGTGGACATGTTCACGCTCAAGCCAGCGTTGGCCGACGTGCTTGGGGTGGTGTAGGCCACCGGGGGAGTCACGCCAGTACAGGCGGGAGTCCCCTTGAGCGTAAGGCCGGTGCCCATATCGCCATTGGTATTGGCGAATAGGCCAGCGCCAATCGACGTAGAGCCAGCAGCAAGCCGCCCAAACGTCCACTTCTCGTAGGAGTTATTGCCAGCCGTGATAGCAGACGAGCCGTAAGCAGTCCCAACGTCAGCCGTGTTCTTCCAGTTTACGTTGGTGACCGTGGTACCGTTCTCGGTCGTGCTGGCCCGAGTGGTGCCCCTTGTGGGAGAGCCGGTCTGAGTGCCGTAGTCCTCTCCCCATTCAAACGAAACAGGCATAGTGTCCTTTCCTTAGAGTGATGCTTCGGTCCAGATGGTGGGGGTGCCTGGAGGGTCGCTAAGAGAGATGACTATATTCACGTCCTCGAACGTTCCAGCCGAGGTTGTTACCGACTCGTATCCCGGCCAGTTGAAGGTCATCCTTTTGGACTGGTAGTTGTTGTTGTATCCGGCCATCGTGGGCAGGTTGACTTCAAGCAGGAACGGGGATCGGTGGCGCTGCCTGTATACTGTGTCGGCAGCCGAATCGTTTCCAGCGTAGTGATCCATAACGATCACAGCTTCGGCTGTTAGCCCTGACCCAAACGATATTTCTCCAGATGAGTTTGAGGTGGTGTTGACTTGGACAGTCCCAACTGTATCGGTAAGCCTTACTGGTATCCCGCTGATAGCGGTTCCAGACCCATCCTCAATCTTCACATCTAACATCCAGTATTCAGAACACTGCCTTCCAATTGTGAGCATACTTGAAGTCGGTGCCGATAACGGTCCAAACTTAGACGCATTTCCAGACCACACTGGCCTAACCAGAGTCGATGGACCTGAAATTCCGGTCTGCCAAGCGAAGTCGCCAGCCGTCGGAGTCCCGAACAGGGAAACGTCCTTGATTGCGAATCCCGATGCCGAGATTAGGAAGAACGACGTAGGCGACCCGGACGCCGCTACAGTTATCCTCTCCGCGTTGTTTGCGAAGAAGTTGGTTATGATGGTCTGCCCACTAACCGAGCAGGCTACGTCCAAGTTGTAGATATTGTCGATGAACGTGGCTGAGTTGCCAAAAGCCAGTGGAGCCGAGAAACTTGTAGCCTTGGAGTCGAATAGACAGTTGATTATCTCGCAGGTTCCGGTTGTCGCTGGAGTGATTGAGATACCGGAGTTCGCTGTCTGCCGAACCGTGCATCCGTAGAGTTTCGTGTTTCCGCGAAAGGTGAGGGCGGTTCCTGCTGTGATGTCGCACCCGGCCGTCCCGCTAGCCCTGTTCCCGGTGCCAACCTTGGTCCCGAGAGTGCAAGCCCAGGATGTAGTCTGGGTGGACTTGAACACAAGCGTCCTAGAGTTGTCGAATAGCAGAGTCTTGTCGGTGTCTACAATCGAGGTTAGCGAGCCACCAGAACCAGTCTCCCCGACCTGGATGTTGACCTTGTTGCGGTAGGACTTTCGGTTGGTGCCGTTGTCTACGTCGTCGGCTGGGAACGCCGCTGCGATCTCCGCGAAGGTGTAGGCGATTCCGTTGGCGGAGGAGGCGTTATCGTAGATGAAGATGGTCGTACCGGCACCGCCCGGTTGCGTGACGCCGACTGCGATTTACCAAACACGTCCTTCCACGTGAGCGGCTTCACAAGCCACCGAGCCGATGCCTTGCTGTTCTTGCGTGGCAACTAACCCCCTAGTAGCAGTAGATGGACCAGTAGCCGAAGTCGTCGGTGACGCAGGTCATGTCTAGGTGCTGCATCGTGGAGAGCGACCTAATACGGCACGCGGTCATCGTCGTGGAAGAAGTGCTGGAGACAACCTTGGCAGTGAGGATCGAGTACGGGCTTCGGCCTGCGCGAGAGAACGTCCGGCTCGTGGCCGTCGAGTCCGTGGCCGCCTGGCTCATAGTCAGCGAAGTAGCCGACTCAATCGACGCGACATAGGTTCCGTCGATAATCCCGGTTCCGGTGATGTAGTCTCCTACCGCGATAGCCGAGGTCGTATACGAGCCGGAAGTGGTGAGGGTGGTGTTGCTTGCGGTCGTGGTGGTGAGGGCCGTGGGGAAGAAGGTGTTCGGGACCGAGATCGGAATGACGCCCCCGGTGACGCTCGCGGCACTCCAAGTCCCGTAGACCAACCGGCAGTTACCGAGATTCGTGGTGCCGGTTTCAGTATAGGTGAACGCTATTGTAAGTCCCCCTTACAGGACGGTGACGGACCAGTAGCCCGCATCGCCAGAGACACAGGTGAGAACCAGCGTTCCCGTTGCGGTCATCTTCGATGCCGTCATGGTGGTGGACGAGACACTGGAGACAACAGTTGAGTCAATCAGGGTGTAGGGCGTTCCCTGGTTTCCGCCCCGAGTTCCGCCAAAGGTGATCGTTCCGCTCGTCGCAGCGGTTGCGTCCCAGGTGCCGTGAATCAACTTCGCACCCTGCAAGTCTCGGGTTCCGGTGATCGTGTACGAAAACGCCAACTAGACCACTCCTTCTTCTTTTAGGTTTTTGACTCCCATTCTCTTCATCATTTCCATATTGGCTACATGCATCGGCTGATTCTTTGCGTCTCGGCTCCAGTCCTGCCCGGCCATCCTAGCGACCCCCCAGTGGCCCGACATGATCGAGAAGTCACACTTGATCTTTGCCCCAAGGTCTTTAGCCTTGAAGCAGAACTCCGCATCCTCGCCGTTCTTCCCGTTCCAGAACCAGGGGCTTTCAGGGAACGCGTCCTTGATCTTCTTTAGAAGCGAAACCTTGATCAGCGTACAGTGCATCCCGCACAGGTCGATGTCCTCTACTCCGGTCGGGTTCCCAGGCACCGGCACCCCGGCTCTGTCCCCGTCGATGACTTCCAGCCTCATCACTGTACGGAAGGAGGGAATATTTCGGCTCCACATATCAGTACAGGCGATGTCGGAATCGCACGCCTTGAGTCTGGCTAGAGCATCTACCGGGAAGTCTGCGTCCGAGTCGATAAACCAAATCCACTCAGACCCGATGTCGATGGCATCCTGGCAGGCTACGTTTCTGGCCTGCACCTGGGAGTGGTCCCCAAGGAACAGGAACTTGCTCATCTTCATTCCGCCCGCCAGAATCCCAAGGATTAGAGATTGGGTTGTAGCTCCGGTGAATCCCTGCTTGGAGACGAACGGAAGGGCGATGCTGGTGACACCCTTCGGAACCTGCTCGACGTTACTCAACCGGCCTCCGTGTGTAGTCCTGTCCCATCATCCTGATGTTTCCCCAATGTCCAGACTTGAGGCCGAAATCGCACTTCACGGTCCCGCCGGCCTCCAGAACCTTGAAGCAGAAGGTGGCGTCCTCTCCGTGGTCCGCAGCCCAAAACCATGGCTGGTTCGGCTCGGCTTCCTTCAGCTTGGCTAGCATCGAAGTCTTAATAAGGGTGCATCCCATGCCGCAGTATTCAATGTTCTCTATCGAACCCTTATTAGCTATTTCGTCCCCAACTGGGAGATAGCGGGCCTTTCCGCCTTCCCAAGCCGGCTCCTTCCCGAACACGATCCGAAACGAGGGCCATGACCTAGACCACATATCCGCACACGCTACGTCTGCGTCTACTCGCTTCAATCTAGCCAGCATATCCACCGAGAAGTCCTGGTCCGAGTCGATGAACCAAAGGTAGTCGGCACCGATCTGTAGGGCCTTATGCGCTGCTAGATTTCTAGCTGAAACCTGGGTCCGGTCCTTGATGCACATGAAACTCACAGAACCCAGGCTTTTCGTTGCGATGGCGTTCAGAAGAGACTCGACGCAGGGACCAACGAAGCCGTCTTTCGATACGTAGGGTAGAGCGATGAGGGTCAGGCTACGGGCTTGATATACTTCTTCCATCTATCCGGGTTCTCCAAGACTGGCTTCGGGAATGTCGCATCAACTGGAACCGGGATGTAGAAGGCTTGGAGCGGAGTAATCAGGTCGGTCCCAGCGTCCATGTGTTGCCGAATCTTCTTGGGATCGCTGTACTCGGGACCGCTGTACTCGGTGTGGGAGAACGCCTGGAGTTTGGCCGAGGCTTGGTATTCGTCTCCAAGGTAGGAGAAGTGCCAGCCCCCGTTCTCGATCCTACGCCCTACGGAATCCCTGAGCTTCTGCCCTCCAGGCCACGACCCGAACTTGCACCGCCTAGTTCCTAGCCACTTGTGTTCAGGGAGCCGGGTCGTATTTAGATTGTAGAAGTTGTGGCTCTGCTCGTAGGTGACGATGGGATCGTTGGGGTACTCGTCCCGCTTCTCCGGCCTCCAGATTTCGTCTGTGTCAGACTGAAACACCAGATCGTCTGCCTCTGCGTCCCAAAGCCCCTCGACCATGGCGTTCCGGCTCGCCCACTCGCGTTCCCAGGGAATCTGAGCGTCAATGGCCCCGCTCAACTGAATGTGGCGTATCTTGTGAAGCCAGGGACCGTACCCATCATGGAACTCTTTGAAGTAGAGTAGTTTCGGCTTTCCGCTGAACGTCCACGGGGCCTCCACGATGACGAAGGTATCTACAACCGAATCCAGGGTCCGAAGCCGTAAGTCCAATAGGTCGAACTCGTTGAAGAACAGGATGCAATCAAAAACCTTCATCTCGCCCCACTAGAGCGCCGATCCCGAACCCGATCCGCTCCTTGCTGTCGATGAACTCCATTGACCGAACCGGGTGCCGCTTGGCCCTCAACCCGCACCAGAAGGGCCACAACTCGGGTAGGGTGATGTCATGGAAGGCGATGATGCCGTCCTTCTCTAGAAGGGGCCTGTAGGTCTCGTAGTCGCTTCGTGCCGCGTCCAGGGTATGTTCCCCGTCTATGAATAAAAGTCCAACCTGGCGGCCCCCAAGGGCCTTCTTGACGGCTTCTACGGTGCCCTGCTCAATCGAGTATCCCCGCACCAGTTCCCAGTTCTCGGCCTTGGCCTTGGCCATTTGCTCGTACTGTGGCGGGGTGCCGCCCATGTCGGCTGGGAGGTCTACCGAGACGACGTAGCCCTCTGGCCCCACGGCCTCAGCGAAGTAGACGGCGGTTCCGCAGGGTCCGGCCCCGATTTCCAGCACCGTCTTTACTTTCGCAATTTTGAGAAGTTCTACTAGGGAGCCTAGTTCCTCGGGATGCTGCAACGACTCAAGCCACATTTTGTCTCCGGAACGAAGTTCCTTCCAAACTCTGGTGTCTGGAATCCAGGCCTTCTTGTCCTCGTGCCAGTTCCGTATCGTGTAATAGGACGGACTCAAACCGCGTTCTGTACGCCGTCCTCGCCGCCGAACGGGTAGGAGAGGGTCTTTAGGTCCGGGTGGGTCAGGATCGGCTGGCCGTTGAAGGCGACATCCCCGCGATGAGCAACCTTGATGGATGTGTCGCACTTGATTGTGAAACCGGCGTCCCTCGCGTGGAGGCAGAAGAAGTAGTCCTCTCCAATCGAGCCAAGGTGCTTGAACGCCGGATACTCGAATCGGTCGCTCTGGATGACGTTCTTCCGAATCAGGGTGGCCGCCATCCCGCAGGCGTCGATTTCGTGAACCTTGCCGTCGGGGATGATGTGGGTCAGGGAGTCCGAATCGTCCGCCATCTTGATCTTTCGCATTACCGTTGGGAAAGACGGGATGCGCTTCGTCCAGAAAAGCCCGCAGGCGATGTCGGCATCTACGGCCAGGAGCCGACGGTAAAGGTCGGGCTGAAACTCCATGTCCGAGTCGATGAACAGGAGCGCTTCGGCCTCTATGTCCCTAGCCAGCCTGAGAGCGTCAGACCTTGCCGAAGCCTGGGGCCTGTCCATCGGAAACAGGCTCACCATGTGGTCTTTGTCCGGGAGTTCGTGCCGCATCGTCCAGAGAGAGTAGAAGGTCGCAGGGTGAAGCCCGGAGCGTTGAAGCATCGGAACGCACAGAACCAAGTCGATCTTGTTCAGACTTCCTCCATCTCGCCCGTCAGTTTGTTGTAGCGGAACTTGTGCTTCCCCGGCCCCGACTTCTTCTGCGCCCACGGGACCGTCGGCATTATCATCCTCGGAGTCGCCCCAGCCCGCCCATACCCCGCAGCCAACGCACCCTCCACATCCCTCTGATGCACATGGGTCAGGTTCCCCTGCGGGTCCGCTATCTTCACGTACTGGCCCTCGTTCGAGTGGAACGCTTCCCTGTACGCTTCGTTCCCAGTCTCGGTGAGCATCCCAGCCAGTTTGGGGATGTCGGCCCCGGTCGCCTTGATTTCCCATTGGTTCGAGTTCGGGAGTTCCTTTTCCTCGATTGCCATTACGTTTCGATGGTGATGGTTCGGACCCCCTGGGGCTTCGCTTCCTCCCCGAGAGCAGCCAGCACAGCCTCAGCGCCGTGCTTCAAGATGAGCCTTTGCGTGGTGGCCGAAACCATCTCTATGGAGTTCCACCCTCCGGGCTTCTTTGGCTGCCCGTAGACCTTGACTCCAGTCTTGAAAGCATGGTGGTAAACGAACACTCTCCGGTCGATAACCATTCGATAGCCTGCCTTGGAGAAACGGATACAGAGGTCGATGTCGTCTCCCAAGTCCCAATCCAGTAGGACTCCCCCGACCGCATCAAGAGTAGGTCGTCTGACCAGTACACAGAAGCCGACGAGAACCCCAGTGTCCTCAGTATCCGGCCCCTCCACGGCTTGCCTACCCATAGCAGTACCAGTAGCGGGACCCACTGCTGCAACCTTCGGATCATTGAAATGCTCCAGCATTAGGGTGAGCCGATCCGGCATACGCTCAAACTCTGCGTCGTCGTTCATGAACATGACGTACTCGGAATCCGAGTGCTGCAGGCCCTCGTACAGGCCGCCCGTCCAGCCCAGATTCTTCCCCGGAGCCACTACCATTGTCGTCAGTCCGGCCGTGAAGTGGTTGGACTCGTAGAAGTCCCCGCCGTTGTCCACGACGATGACCTTCCCGAGTTCCGGCATCTTGGCCTCTGCGAAGGCTCGTAGACATCGCTTCAACCAGTATTCGTTCTTCCAGGTCGGGATGATTACGTCAACGCTTGGCACGCTTGGGCTTCTCCACGGGAGGTTCGTCGTCGTCCTCGGCCAACTCGGGGTAATGCTGGGCCTGCGTGGGGAGCGCCAACCCCTTCTTCTTCATCAGGGGCCACCACATCGGAAGAAGGCCGCCAATCTCCATCTCGTTCCTGCGTGGCTTCGTGGCGTTGATCTCGGCGGCCGTGGAGTTCACGTTCAACTTGCCAGACTCGAAAGCCCAGGTGCGCCCGTAGATGTCGATGGTCGTGCGATCCACGTCCAACTTCCAGCCGTCCAGCCCGTGATGCAACTGGGACGCTGGGCGCCCGCCACGCGTAGTCTCGAAGTAGTCATAGCAGACCGACATCGACACGGTTCCGTGCTTCCGCATGATGACGTTGCCGGGGCCAACGTGCATGTACTTCTTGAGAGGGCAGCCGTGCCACTTCGGGCATCCTGCGTTCCCGTTCCCAGGCTCGCTGCAAGTCGGAACGTGCGGTTGCTTGGTCCCGAAGAACTTGCCCTCCATCGCAATCGGATGGCTCACCGGCTTCTGGCCGTCCTTATTGGCGTCGATGTAGAGCGTGCTGGGATCGTACCGAAGCCATCCCTCGGTGGGATGCTCGAAGTACTCGGGCGTTATCGACTCTCCAGAATTGCTTTCTAAATCAATCTTTGGGCTCAAGGAGCCTCCATAGGGGCGGAGCCGAAGCCCCGCCCCCGCGAGGTGAATCGACTAGAGCGACTGAGTAACGTGGCGAACGCCGCAGTTCGACCACTGGACGGCAACGCCGTACTGGGTCGAGGCAACGACGCGAGTCGCCAGATTGGTGCGCTCCATCTCGATCTTCGGGCGATTCTTGCGAGCAAGAATGAGCCACTTCGGAGCGATCAGGAGGTTACACATATTCGCCGTGAGCAACTGCACGTTCGACGTGAAGAAGATATTGCAGCCGTTCGAGAGGCCGATGACGCCGGTCTTGGCCGGGCCGTTCGACTCCCCACGCACTGCCGCCGACACGATGTTCGACACCGCCATCATGTTGTCGTACTGGAGCGGATGGTAGATGCCGTAGATGCTGCCCGGCTTCACCTTGTCCTTGCCGTTCGCATGAAGCTGAGCGAGTCCGGTAAGGAAGTCCGCTTCGAGGAAGTTGTAGCCAGCCGAAGACGTTCCGACCGTGGTAATGGTCGTCTGGTGCTTCGAGAGGATCGTTTCCTCGATGTTCTGGTACAGGCCCTCCGCGAGAACCGGCGCGTAAACCTTCACCGCGTCCACGATGGTCGTATTCAGCACGTCCTCGTAGAGTTCCACGGCGGTATAGATCACGGTCGGGTTGACCGTGGTGACGCCTTCCGTGTTCGACGTGAGCGTGAGGGTCGTCGAGCCAGCACCGTATGCGCTCGACGCAATCGCTCCCACGTTCGGGAACAGAATGTTTCCGCCACCGGGACCGAACCAGCGCTCCCCGGTATCGGTAATGAAGTTGACGACGCCTCTAACGTCGTTTGCCGCGTACTCGATCTGGTCGGACCACAGATTCGAGATTAGAGTTGCGGCGGTAACTGAGGTTACGCTACCTATCTAAACTCACGTCCTTATCGTTTTTCGGGGATGAACTCGATGCCTTGGCCCCAAGTCATTCCGCCGAGTTGGTCTGCTGGGTTGGCTGCGGGCTGCGCCGGTCTCGACGCACCACCGCCAGGAACAACGATCTTCGCGTTCGGCTTGCGAAGGTTATCGACAGCCGCCTTCTGTGCGGTCTGTGCGACCTGATCTCCGTAGTACACGTTCCAAGCAACCTCGAACGCCTTGTCGTAGGGAAGACTCGTAGCGCCCAGTTCAAGGTCTGCGGCTAGCTGATCCATTTCCTCCAAGGAGGGCACGCTCTTGAAGCCCTGCGCCTTCTTCTTCTCAGCCCAGTTGTTGTAGGACTGTTCGAGGACTTGGGCTTCTCTCTGCTGCTCCTGGTGGAGAGTGGCCTGCTGCTGCGCTTGAATGTAGGCGTCGAACTTCCGTTCCAGTGCTTCCTGGCGGGTATCGAACCGATACGCCAGATAGTTCACGGGATCGTTCGTGGGGTCCGGGGGCTGCTGTGGGTTCTGGTACTGCGGCTGCTGTGGCTGTCGCTGAGCCGGGGCCATAGGCTGTACGCCCTGGGCCGCCTCAAGTTGGGCGAGTTTTGCCCTCAACTGCGCGTTCTCTCGGCCTTGCCGGGACATGTCGCTGTTGTAGCGGCTTCCTAGGGCGAGGGCGTTACGAACCGAGTCGGGGTCTTCTTCGTCCATTGCAGCCTTGGCAAACTGCTGCGCTAGAGAGACTGGGATTTGTCGTTCCCGGCCTCCAATGATCCAACTAACCGTTTCTTCTGGTGCCGGGGCTTCGGAGGGCGGCTGCTCTTGCGAGGGCGGCTGCTCCGCCTGCGGCTCCTGCGGCGGCGGCTGATCTCCGCCTAGCAGGTGGGTGACATCTTCAGGCATTAGTTACCTCGATGATTGTTTGGGATCAAGGCCAGCACTAACCGAAGGGAGTTCGGTAACGCTGGCGGCTTTGTCGCCCATATCGTCAGTTTCGATGTACTTGCACGGGAAGCCCGTGGTGCTACGGTCCAGACTTCCGTCAATCGAGCCAATGCTGTGCGACTCGTTCACCATGTTGGTCGCAACGTTGTCGGTCGTGTTGTAGATCGGGCTAGGGATTTGGACCACCGTCCGCGACCGTTCCGCCAGACGGAACAACCAGTACATCTGTGTCATTGGAAGTGTTCACCATGTTCTCAAGTGGGTTTCTGGGAGACGACGTAGGGTTTGGACCACCGTCTCCGATATAGTCGGTCGTGGCGTTGGTGGTCGCATTTTGCGTCATGCTCGTGTAGCCGAGCATCGAGGCCGAAGCGTCGGTCGTTCCCCGGACATTGGGGCCGGTTCCTTCAAGCGTTCCTGACAGTCGAATCACTCCTTACTTGGAGAAGAACTTGTAGTTCGCGGTGATCGCAAGAGAGCCAGCGGTCCCGCCAGTAACCGTAACCGTAATCTTGGCGTTATCGTTCACAACGCAGTTGATAGGGCTAGAGAACGAGTAGACCCCACCGCCTACGGGAAGCGCCGATGTCGCCCCAAACTTTGCCAGAATCGTGGACCCGTCGTTCTTGGTTACCAGAACGTCAACCACCGTGATCGTGCCAAGGCACTTGATGAGGATGTCGGTGATTCTCTGACCAGTGTTCACACCGGCCCCGGTGAGGGTGATTACCCCACCATCGTTAAGGCCAGTATCAACTGTGGTGCATGAGTCTCCAGCCAGGTAATGCGCTACAGCCATTTATTCACCGCCTTACGCTGGTACAAGTGTGTACATAACGGACGCTGCCACGGTAGCTGCGGTAGCGCCCGTAAGCGTGAACGTGACAACCGCGTTGTCGTTAACAGCGCAGCAGATGGGGCCGGATAGGCTCCATACTGCTCCGCCAACTGGAAGGTCGGACGTTGCTCCCCATTTTGCAAGCACTGTGGTTGTATCGTTCTTGGTGACCGTTACATCCACGACTGTCAGGGCATGAATGGTCTTTACGCACACTTCCTTGATCATCTGCGCTCTGCCTGGGGCAGCGCCGACTAGCGTGATTGAGGTGCCGTCGCTCACGCCTTCCTTGGTGATAACGAAGGAATCACCGGACTGATAGGTTGTAGTGGATGCCACCTAGTTCAGCCTCAATTTTTAGGCTCCGCGCTCGACTTGCCCGTTTTTGACGTGCCGGGCCGCGTCGATTCGCTGTTAGAAGTCGGAGTGGGAGCCATTTCTAGTTTGTGGTCCGTGGGCTGCACCGGATTGATGCCAGCCATAGTCAATGCCTGCTGAACCTGCTCGAAGGACACCGAATTGGGAGAAACCTTCAACAGATCGCTCATGGCGACCAGAATCTTGTCTGGAGGCTCGACCGGAGGAGGCGGAGCCTGCGCCTGCATGGCCGCAACCTGATCGACGGTTTCAATCGTCTGCCGTACCAGGGTCGGGGACAGGCCCAGAGAGGTCAGATACATCGGGAGAAACGGCCTCATCTTCGGGTCCGTGAGAACCCCGCTTTGTATCGCAGCGGTGAGGTTCTGTCCCATCAGTTTGTCTTTCTCCAGAGCGTCTAAGTCCGCATCGACACGAACCGCTACGCCGGGCGGCAACTGGGAAACATCCTCTGCGATTGCTTCTTGCTCTCCGGTGGGCTGCTGAACCATGAATGTTCTCGGGCCAACGTAGTATTGGTTCATCACCTTCCATACAAGGGAGGCTAGATCGCCCCGATACCGATTGAGGCGCTTCAAGTGCATTCCGATACGGGTTGCCGCCGCCCTCTGCCGTGCTTGCACCTCGACACCGCTTGTGGGAGCGTTCGGAGATGTCCCGGTGGACACGTCGGAGACGCCCCCCATTCGCTCAAAGTCTCGGAGGTTGATTTCGTCCACCATTGAGTGCAGCTGGGCGTTGTATCCCTGAGGAGTGAGCCATCTAGCGCGGCCCGTGTACTGAACCGGGACCGGAAAGCCCTGCCCGGGTGCGTTTCCGCGCTGCGCGTAGGCCAGAGCCTCGGCGGGATACTCGAAATAGCCCATAGAAGTCATTCTCTGGGCGTCAAGGGCCTGCGCCATGTTCTTGTCGGCCACCATCTGAGCCGATTTCAGTAGAGCAACGTCCGAAAAGCCCCAAAACTTGCCCGGAACGTAGTAGTGGACGTACTCGGCAAACGGGAAAACGGTGTCCAAAGCGTAAGGATTCTCCCCGTCGTAGAGCAAAACCTCTCCCGCGTAGACGA